GATTTAACAGTTTCAGTAGAAAGAGCAGCAAATACTTTGGTTTATACGGATGGAACTCAGGGTTGGTTGCTAAAGAATAAATAATCATGGCTACTTATAAAGAGAAAGTTGGAACTTCGGTTATCAACTACGCTGGTAATTATCCCGGTGTCGTGAAAGGTGAGCTATGGTACGATAGCACTAACAAAGATTTCAAATATCAATATCCAGCTGTAACATTAAATTCTTGGTCAACTGGTGGTACTTTAAATACAGCTAGAGCTTCAATGAGTAATGCAGGAACACAAGGATCTGCTATAGGTGCAGGAGGTTATTCTCCACCTGGACGTTCTGCATTAAGTGAGTCTTATAATGGAGTAACTTGGTCTGAAACAAACGATTTAAATGAAGCAAGGCAATTAAGTTCAGCGGCTGGAGCAAGTAATACATCTGCAGTGGTATTTGGTGGATCACCTGGTTCAGGAGTAACTGATAAGGTAGAAAAATGGAATGGAACTAATTGGACAGCTGTAACTGCTTTACCTAGCGCAAGAGCATATGTAATGGGTTTAGGAATAACAACAGCAGCACTTTCAGTGGGCGGACAAACTGCTCCTGGTCCTTATTTAGCTGATACTGATTTATATAATGGAACTAATTGGACAGAAGTAAATAGTTTAAATACTGCTAGAGGTTATGGTTCAGGAGTTGGTACAACAACATCTGCTTTAGCTTCTACTGGTGGTACAGCTACAGAACCTAGATCCAATGATGTAGAATCTTGGAATGGAACTAATTGGGCGGTAGCAACAGAAGTAAACCAGCAAAGAAGTTCAGCTGCAGGATCTGGATCAAGTAATACATCTGCGATGGTTTTTGGTGGAGAACCACCAGGACCTCCTACTGCTGCAACAGAAACATGGAATGGAACTACGTGGACAGAAATAACTGATTTATCTACAGCGAGACAATATTTAGGTGGAGCTGGATCAGCCACACAAGGTTTAGCTTATGGTGGAAATAGTGGTGGAACTTATTATACAAACACAGAAGAATTTCAAAGTGCAGGTCAACCAGTAGGTGCTTGGTCTACAGCTGCAGCTATGAGTAGAGGAAAATATGCTGGAGCAGGATGTGGCACACAAACATCAGCATTATATTTTGGAGGAAACTATCCTCCAGGAGATAATTTAACAGCAGAAACAGAATTTTATAACGGATCTACTTGGAGTGAGTTAGCAGATTTAAATACTGCTAGACAAAATATATCAGGTGCTGGAGTAAAAACATCAGCTTTAGGTTATGGTGGATTTGTACCTCCTGGTAATACTGTAACAGGTGCAACAGAAAGTTGGAACGATACTGCTTGGTCCAATAAACCGGATTTAGGAACTCCTAGACTTAATATGGGTACTGCAGGAGTATCTAACACATCAAATTTAGCTTTTGGTGGAGATGATTTTTCTCCTCCAACAAGACAACAAGCATTAACAGAAGCTTGGGATGGATCAGCTTGGAGTGAAGTTGGGGACTTAAATAGTGCAAGAATAAACCTTGCAGGAGCTGGAACAAAAACTGCAGCATTAGCTATTGGTGGTTATGATTTTGATCCTAATGTAACTGGAGCTGTAGAACAATGGAATGGAAGTGCTTGGACTACGATTAGTCGTTTAAACACTGCAGGTTATGGTTTAGCAGGAACGGGAACTATTACATCAGCTTTAGCTTTTGGAAGAAACCCACCAGCAACTCTTGGAGTAACAGAAGAATGGAATGGTGTAAGTTGGGTAGAAGTTGCAGATTTAAATGCAGGGAGAAACGCTCTAGCGGGAGCAGGAACAACAACAGCTGCTTTAGCTATGGGAGGAACTCCACCAGCTGCAGGAGCAACAGAAGAATGGAGTAGCACTTCAACTACAATTAAGGTATTAACAGATTAATAAAAGGAGAAAACTATGGCAAAAACATATCAATACTGTGTAGCAGAAAACTGGGGAAAGGGTTTCATCGATCACTTTGAATCTCAAAGAATCACGTTTGTAGGCTATCCTGGAAATGTTTGGCAAGTTCCTGCATATAACAAACACGGTAATCTTTGGATTGCTAAAGTTGCAGGTGCTTTAAAAACTAAGGATGAAGCACAGGCGATTGTTAATGCAGAGGTTCAAGCAGCGCAAGCTACTTGGGATGCTCAGACGGATGAAGAGAAAAATGATCCGATGAACACAAGACCTGCTGACATAACATTGGAGGACTAAAATTAAATGGCTACATACTTAGGCACACATGGTAGTAGAATACAAAACTACACTACGGATCCTGATAATCCGAATGTGGGAGAGGTGTGGTATAACGAGACTTCTAATTCATTAAAATTTGAAATACCTGCTACTACTGCAGCGGGCTCATGGAGAACTGCTGGTAATTTAAATACAGCTAGATATGCTATGAACACAGGAGGTGCTGGAACAACCGAAGCTGCTTTAATTTTTGGAGGAATTACACCTCCGCTTTCAGCTTTAGTAGAAGAATATAATGGAATTAGTTGGTCAGAAAAAACAGATTTAAATACAGCTAGATATGCTTTAGGTGGTGCAGGTTTAACTAACACAGCAGTGTTAGCTTTTGGAGGAGACTCTCCACCAAAAAATGAAACAGAATTATGGAATGGAAGTAGTTGGACTGTAAAAAATACTTTAAATGATCCAAGAGGATATGGTGCGGGTATTGGAGAGTATACAGCTGCTTTATTTGCTACTGGTGATTATCCAGTAACTGCAAATGTAGAACAATGGAATGGTACTAACTGGGCAGAAACAGGTAATGTAAATACTGCTAGATATGAAGTATCGGGATTTGGAACTGTTTCTGATGGTATAATAGCTGGAGGAAATGCTCCTCCAAGAACAACTGCTGTTGAACAATTTAATGGTACTAACTGGACAACTATAACTAGTATAAACAGTGCTAGAAGTGGTACAGCTTCATCAGGAACTGCAACAGCTGGTTTACTTTATGGAGGTGTAAATGCTAGTGCTGAAGCAAAAACAGAATTATGGAATGGAACTGCTTGGGTAGAACAATCTGATTTAAGCACTGCAAGATCTGATTTAGCAGGAACAGGAACCAGCACAGCTTCTTTAGCAACTGGTGGAAACACTGGATCTATTGTAGCAGTAACAGAACAATGGACAGGTGCAGGTGCACCTATTGGTGTTTTTGCTACAGGTGATAGTTTAAATACGGCTAGAACTCAATTAGCGGGAGCAGGAACTTCTTCTAGTTCTGCTTTAGGTTTTGGAGGAGATTCAGGTTCAATATCAGCAGCAACAGAAAAATACAATGGATCAACTTGGACAAATGTAAATAATATGAATACTGGTAGATCACAGTTAGCAGGAGTTGGAACTCAGACAGCAGCATTAGCTTTTGGAGGAGAAGCACCGCCTACTACAAATGCAACAGAAGTTTGGGGTGGAACTAATTGGGTGACATCACCAGGTACTTTAAATACTGCAAGATTAGTTATGGGAAGTGCTGGAACATCAACGTCAGCTTTAGCTTTTGGTGGAGAAGCTCCAGGAAATTCAGCAGCAACAGAAGTTTGGAATGGAAGCAATTGGGCAACATCACCAGGTAGTTTAAATACTGCAAGAAGAGGTCTTGAAGGATTTGGTGCAAGTAGCACTTCAGCTTTAGCTTTTGGTGGATATACTACTACTTTTGTTGCTATTACAGAATCATGGAATGGAAGTGCTTGGACTGAAGTAAATGATATGAATACTAGTAGAGCTAATGGAGGAAGTTTTGGAATACAAGATTCTGGAATTGTGGCTGGTGGAGCAACACCTTCTAGAACTGTAAACACAGAAGAATGGAATGGTGTAAGCTGGGTAGAAGTAAATAATTTAAATACTGCGAGAGACCATTTAGCAGGAGCTGGAACATTCTCATCTGGATTAGCTTTTGGTGGAAGTACAGGTTCGGTAACAGGAGCAACAGAAGAATGGAGTAGTTCATCAAGAACAGCTAAAACGGTAAGTACGGATTAATTATGGCAACATACAAAGAAATTAAAGGAACACAAATTGAGGTCTTAGCATCAGATCCATCTAATCCTGTTGAAGGACAAGTTTGGTATAACTCAACATCAACTGCTTTAAAAGGTCAAATTATATTATCGGCTGGAGCATTTTCTACAGCTAATGAGATGAACACCGCTAGATCTAATTTAGGAAGTTCAAACGCAGGAACTCAAAGTTCTACTGTAGCTTTTGGCGGTATAGCTCCAGGAGGTGGAACACCGACTTATGAAGGTAATCAAACAGAATTATACAATGGAACTACTTGGACAAATGTGAACAATTTAAATGTTGGAAGATCTTATTTGGCAGGAGCTGGGACAGGAACAGCAGCTTTAGCTATTGGAGGATATGTAGGTCCCCCTGGAAACGTTACAAATGTTGAACAATGGAATGGAACAAGTTGGACAGCAGTTGCTGCAGTAGGTGTTAATAGTAAACAAAGTACTGCTGCCGCTGGTACAACATCAGCCGCTATAGCTTACGGTGGATTTGATTATGGTATACCTGGTCCATCTGATAAAACAGAAGCTTGGAATGGAAGTGGTTGGACAGCAGTTAATGATTTAAATACTGCTAGATATTATTTATCTGGAAATGGAACAAGAACAGCTGCTCTAGCAGCAGGGGGAGAAACAACTACAACAGTTGCAGTTGCAGAAACTTGGAATGGAACTAACTGGGCAAATATAACTAGTATGAACGAAGCAAGAAATGCTGGAAGTGCTTTTGGAGTTTATGACAGTTTTATTAATGCAGGTGGTAACCCAGGTTTTTCAACAAATGCTGAGTTATGGAATGGTTCAAATTGGACAGAACAAAGTAATTTAAATAGTGGAAGAGCTACTAGTGCTGCATCAGGTTCATCTACTGCAGGATTATATTTTGGTGGACAACAACCTGCTAAGGTTGGATTAACAGAAGAATGGAGTGGTGCAGGTACATCGATTACTAAAACATTTACAGTTAGTTAAGACTTGTAATATATTTTAAATAATATATATAAAAGAAAAACATAAAGGATAAAGAAATGAAAAAAGATGTTAAAGAAGTAATACAAGATGAAGAAATTCATTTAAATAATTTATTAGATCCACAAGATCTTACCGACTTTAAAGGTATGGTGGACGAGCTTAGAGACACTTGGACCAAGAAACAAATGTTTCGAACAGAAACAGAAGCAAGGTTTTCTGTATTACAAGACAATAGATACCCAACTAAAGCTGCAAAATATTGGCAGTGTGTTAGAGAACAATCATCATACCTAGATAATCTTATGGCATTATCTTTTGACTATAGAAGAAACGAAGCAAAGATTACTTGGTTAGAAAAAAAAATAGATAAAGAACAAGATGATTATAAATTAACTAAATATCAAATAGATTTAGATGAATGTAAATTTGGTAAAGCATCTATGGAAAAAGTTGCTAAACATAGATTAAGAGAAATTAAAATGTGGTCTATGTTAAAAAGTGAATTTAATGATGGATCATTTAATGACAAAGATGTTAATGTTCATCAATTAGAATCTTATGGATTACAATATCACGAGAAAGCAAAAGCACTAAATGATAATTCTAGTGAGGCTGAAATATTTAATGTAATGGGACAATTACAATCATTACGAAGAATTAAAAAGTCTGGTGAATTAGAAAATAGTTATAAAGAAAAAGAAAAAATTGAACAACATGGAAAACCAAAATCTTAAATTTGATTTTGTATTCTTAGGTCAATCTGTTTTAAAGTATCAAGTACCTCTTGATATATTTACTGCAATTAATCAGATCTATGAACAAAATTTTCATAACCTTGAACCAGCTAATGCACAGTTAGTAGGTAAGATAGAAAACGAACATTCATTATTTTATCACGGAGCTGATCAAACTAAAATAAAAAATCATAATATGTTACCTAAAAATGTAACAGATTATTTTATGACTATTTTTCAACATTATTTAAACTGGAATAAAATAAAAGATTATGATTTACATCTTAATTCTATTTGGGTTAATGAAATGAAAAAACATGAATACAATCCAGCTCATGTTCATAGGGGTATGTTGTTTACTGGTTTATCAAGCGTTATGATTTTAAAATTACCATCTACTTATGGTAAAGAATATTCAGCAGGACACATACCACAAAATGGTAGACTACAAATACTAGGAGCTAGTAATGGTCAATTTGCAACAATAGATTACCAACCACCTATGGATCTTAGGGATTTTTATGTATTTCCGTATGATATGAGACACTGCGTATACCCATTTAATGGAACTGATGAAACTAGACGAACACTAGCTGCAAATTGTGATGTAGATTTTGATCCTATAAAAAATAGAGGTGCAACGTAATGGATAAAAAATATTACATAGATAATCATATAGGGTTATTTAAAAACTTTATGCCTAATGAATTGATAGATGATTATACAAATTATTTTAACAAGTGTGAACAACAAGGTGCAGTATATCCAAGACGAGAAGATGAGATGTTAGTATCTGATAATGCAATCGATACTATTAGAGATACTAATGTTCCAATGACTTATAACAACAAACCTTTTATAGATATGTTTTTTAAAGATGTTTATCCTCTGTATGTACAAAAATATTCATACCTAAAAAAATTAGCAACACATAATATACTAGAAGTAAAAATTCAAAAAACTAAAGTAGGTGAAGGATATCATTTTTGGCATTGTGAAAATGCTGAGATGAAAGCAAGAAATAGAATACTAGCTTTTATGGTTTATCTTAATGATGTGAACGAGGGCGGAGAAACAGAATTTTTATATCAAAAGTGTAGATTCAAACCTGAAAAAAATACACTATTGGTTTGGCCTGCACAATTTACACACATTCATAGAGGCAACCCACCTCTATCAAATGATAAATACATAATAACGGGATGGGTAGAATACGGATATTAATATGATAACAGAACCACGTTGGAGATCTTTTATAGTAGAAACTACAAAACCAATTTTTTCACCCGAACAATGTCAAATGATTATAGAAGCAGGTAGATCAGAGCCTAAACAAAATGCAGAAGTTGGAAATAAAAAAGGTATTACAAGTGGAGTAATAGATACTAAAACTAGGACTTCACATATTAGTTGGATACCTTTTTCTAAAATGAGTGACATGTATAAAGACATAGAACATATTATGAAAACTACTAATGGTAATCATTTTGGTTTTGATGGAATGACTATTACAGAAATGGCACAATACACAGAATATCCAGAAGGCGGGTTTTATGAATGGCATGTAGATAATGATGTGAACATGCAACATGAACCACCTGTTAGAAAAATATCTATGACTTGTTTACTTTCTCCTGAGTCAGAATTTGAAGGAGGGGATTTGGAATTAATGACTGAAGGTAAAGTTGCAAAAATAAAACAAGGACACGCAGTATTTTTTGCATCATTTATAAGACACAGAGTAAAACCTGTAATACGTGGTAACAGAAAATCTTTAGTCATGTGGTTTGGAGGAGCACCATTTAAATAATGCATAGAGATTTACATTTTCCAACACCAATTTATATTGCAGATATAGATCACCCAACTTTAAATCAAGAGTTAGAACGAGATATTATAGCTTGGTCTAATAAAGATAAAGGAATGACAAGAACTAATATTAAAGGATGGCATTCTGGAATTCATATGCATGAATTGCCAGAGTATAAAAAACTTGTCGATATGTTATATGCCTGTCAAAAAACAATTTATGATCAAGAGCATTTAGATAGCGAACCTTTTTTAGGTAATATGTGGGCTAATATAAATCCACCCGGTGGTATGAATAGAGCTCATCAACATCCTAATTCATTATGGTCTGGTGTATATTATATCAAAGCTCCTAAAAATTGTGGACTATTAAAAATAGATGATCCAAGATCATCAGCTGCAATGGTTAGACCTAATTTAAAAAAAGGACAATTACCACAAAGACTATATAGAGAAACACATTACGAACCTATTGCTGGAAGATGTATAATGTTTCCATCATGGTTAATGCATTGTGTTGATCCCAATGGATCTAATGATATAAGAATATCTGTATCATTTAATTTTTTACAGAAAGGTATGTTTGTATGACATTTCAAACTAATAAATATCAAGTAATAAAGAACGCTGTATCATACGATCTAGCTAACTTTATATTAAACTATTTCCTACTTAAACGAGATGCAGTAGGTTATATGTACGAACATAACATACACTCACAGTCCCCGATCCTTGGAACATGGACCGATCAACAGATACCTAATACATTCTCTTGTTATGCTGATTTTGCTATGGAAACTCTTATGGTTAAGATGTTACCAGTAATGAAAAAACACACAGGACTAGATTTAATTCCAACATATTCTTATGCAAGAGCATATAAGAAAGGTGATTGTTTACATCGACATAAAGATAGACCTAGTTGTGAAATATCTACAACAGTTAATTTAGGTGGTGATCCTTGGCCTATATTTATAGACGGTACAGGTGCTAATAATGTTGTTAATGAAAGACAAAATATTGTAAAACCCAACGCTCCAGCAGGTACGAAAGTCTTGCTTGAAGTAGGGGATATGCTAGTATATAGTGGCTGTGAACTTGAACATTGGCGAGAGCCTTTTGACGGGGACATTTGCGGTCAAGTATTTCTACATTATAATCATGTAAATGGCCCATTTGCTAATAAAAATAAATTTGACGGCAGACCAAAGCTAGGTCTACCATCAGGAATAAAATAGTATTATAATGAGGCTATATGTTACAAAAATTAGGTTTTGCACCGGGGTTCAACAAACAAGTCACAGAGACCGGGGCTGAGGGACAATGGTTTGATGGTGACAACGTACGTTTTAGATACGGCAGTCCAGAAAAAATAGGTGGTTGGCAACAGTTAGGTGAAACAAAACTAACAGGTGCAGCTAGAGCTATTCATCATTGGGATGACAATGCAGGTATTAAATATGCTGCAATAGGAACTAACAGAATTTTATATGTATATTCAGGTGGAACATATTATGACATCCACCCTATAAGAACTACTTTAACCGGGGTTAATTTTACAAGCTCAAGTTCTTCTACAACTGTTACAGTAACTTGTAGCGGTAGTCATGGATTAGCAGACGATGACATTGTTTTATTTGATGCTGTTAGTGGTGTTACAGCAGTAGGTTCTACTTTTACTGACGCTACATTTGAAGATAAAAAATTTATGGTGACGTCTGTTCCAACTTCTACAACATTTGAAATTACAATGGCTTCTCAAGAAAGTGGCACACCATTAAGTACATCTGGATCAGCTTCTGCTTTATGTTATTTTACAGTAGGGCCATCACAACAATTAGGTGGTTTTGGATGGGGAGCTGGTTTATTTGGTGGTACTTCATTAGGTGCTGCAACTACAACTTTGGCTTCTACTATAAATGATGCTGTAACTGATATTCCTTTAACTAACTCAGCAGCTTTTCCATCAGCTGGTGAAATTAGAATTGGTACAGAAGATATTAGTTATACAGCAAATAATACTACAACAAATATTTTAAGTGGTGGCGCTAGAGAAGTTAATGGAACTACAAAAGCCGCTCACAGTAGTGGTGCTACAGTCACAAATACTTCTAGTTTTTCAGGTTGGGGTGATCCAGCATCTTCTGACTTTACAATTAATCCTGGTTTATGGATTCTTGATAACTATGGTACAAAATTAATTGCACTTATTTACAACGGTAAATGTTTTGAATGGGACGCTTCAGCATTGGGGGCTGTTAATACTAGAGCCACATTACTTGCTAATGCACCAACGGCATCACGTCACGTATTGGTATCAACTCCCGATAGACATTTAGTATTCTTTGGAACAGAAACCACAGTTGGAACACCTTCAACTCAAGATGATATGTTTCTACGTTTCTCTGACCAAGAAAATATTGATGGCACGGATGCTTACACTGTAAAAGCAGAAAACAATTCTGGTACACAAAGATTTGCTGATGGTTCTAAAATTATGGGTGCCATAAAAGGTAGAGATGCAATTTATGTGTGGACCGATACTGCATTGTTTTTAATGAAATTTGTAGGTGGAGATTTTGTATTTGCTTTTGAACAAGTAGGTACTAACTGTGGATTGTGTGGTAAGAATGCTTGTATAGAAGTCGACGGCCAAGCCTATTGGATGTCAGAGAATGGTTTCTTTACATATGATGGTCAACTAAAATCAATGCCTTGTCTTGTAGAAGACCATGTCTATGATGATATAAACGCTACATCTAGAGACCTTATTAATGCAGGTTTAAATAATCTGTTTGGTGAAGTAAGTTGGTTTTATTGTACGGCTGCATCAGATCAAATTAACAGGGTGGTTACTTATAACTATCTAGACTCATCACCTAAACGTCCTATATGGACAACAGGTACTTTACCTAGAGCAGCGTGGCAAGATTCTGCAGTTTTTGATAAACCACACGCAACATATTATAACCCATCAGACAACGCATCATCAGATGTTACTGGTAATA